GCTACACACAAGACAGTTAAATTACTTTCTTACGGACGTCCTAACGTAATTATCAAAACACGTAACAACCAATTCTTCCTTGCAGGATTAGAACACGGAATGGAGTTGACTACTGCTAACGTGTCAAACGGAACTGCAATGGGTGACTTAGTAGGTTACACTTTGACGTTTGTAGGTACTGAGAAAATCTTAGCTAACTTATTAGATGCAAATACTGAAACAGGTGCTACAGGTCTTGTTGGAAATGCAACGGCCGTATTTGGAGCAACTACAACAATCGTTACTTCATAGTTCTTTTTTAATAGCTTAATTGAAGGGGTGGCTTAGGTTACCCCTTTTTTATTTACAACAATATTGTAAATTCATCGTTTTAAAATTATGATAGTATTAACGCCTTCTACATCAGCTCAGACTTTTTCGTTTATTCCCAGATTTGAGAATTACACAACGATGACAATAACTGACGAAGAAACAAATGTAGCTCAAGTAGTAACGATTACAAGCTCAACTCAGGGTGGATATGTAAACACGATTACTGCAACGTTTGCATTAAAGAATGACCACACTTACACGTTACTATTATCTAACGGATCAACTATTTGTCACAAGGATAAGATCTTCTGCACAAATCAATCAATCGCAACATTCTCCGTAAACAACGGACAATATACTTCTAATGCTACCACAAACACTTACATAGTTTATGAGTGATAATCTACACATACTAAGCCTAAGTGCTTACACAACGCCTACAATTCAAGAATCCAAACGTGATAACTGGGTTGAATACGGCGAAGACAATAATTACTATTCTTTCCTGATTGACAGATACACGAACTCAACCACGAATTCGGCTATTATAAACAACATAGCGAGACTTGTTTACGGAAAAGGACTATCTGCCTTAGACGCTAACAGAAAGCCTGCTGAGTACGCTCAAATGATGGCTTTATTCAGTAAGGATGATATACGTAAAATTATTGTAGATCGTAAAATGCTAGGTCAATATGCGTGGCAAGTTCATTACAACGATAAACACGACAAGATCCTTAAAGCGTTTCATATTCCTGTAAACTTATTACGTGCAGAAAAATGTAATAAAGACGGAGAAATTGAAGCTTACTACTACTCTGACGATTGGACAGATGTAAAGAAATATCCACCTTTACGCATACCTGCTTTCGGATTCTCAAATGAGAAAATAGAAATCGTTTACTTCAAGCCTTATTCAGTTGGGATGAAGTATTATTCTTACGTTGACTATCAAGGATCTTTACCTTACGCACTTTTAGAGGAGGAGATAGCGGACTATTTGATCAATGAAGTACAAAACGGATTCTCAGGAACTAAGGTCGTAAACTTTAACAACGGAGTTCCTACGGAAGAGCAGCAATCAATGATTACTTCTAAAGTAATGAACAAGTTGACAGGTTCACGTGGTCAAAAAGTGATTGTAGCCTTTAACGATAACCAAGAGTCAAAAACTACGGTAGACGATATTCCTTTAAACGATGCTCCAGAACATTACACTTACTTATCGGAGGAGTGCTTACGTAAGATTATGCTAGGTCACAATGTTACTTCTCCTTTGTTATTTGGAGTTGCTAGTTCAAATGGCTTCAGTGCAAACGCAGATGAGCTTAAAAACTCTGCAATCCTGTTTGACAATATGGTTATTAGACCATTCCAAGAGGAAATTTTAGAATCAATTGATCAGATATTAGCATTCAACGGAATCAGTTTAAAATTATTCTTTAGAACATTGCAACCTTTAGAGTTCGTAGACCTTGAAAACACGCAATCTGCAGAGCAAGTTGCTGAGGAAACAGGAACAGACGGAACGCAGTTAAGCTCACAAACAAACGCATTAATTGATTTAGGTGAAGACGCAGACCCTAGTTGGATTCTGATTGACGAAAAACCTGTTGATTACGACAATGATGATTTAGAAAACGAGAACCTAGCTAAAGAAGATAAACAAAGTTTTTTAAGTAAGATTGTAAATCTTGTTTCTACAGGTGATGCAAGACCTAACATAACAAGTAAGCAAGACAAAACAATTGACGGCTTTAAATTCGTTGTGAGATACAAATACGAAGGTGAATTAACCAAGAATCCTAGAGACTTCTGTACTGCAATGGTAAAAGCTAATAAGATCTACAGAAAAGAAGATATCTTAAAAATGGAAAACCAAGTAGTTAACGCAGGTTGGGGTCCTCATGGAGCAGATACTTATTCAATTTGGTTGTACAAAGGTGGAGGAAATTGTCATCACAGATGGAACAAGCAAGTTTACGCAGTTGCATCAGGTAAAGCATTAGACTTTCCTAACCAAAGACAAATCGCACAAGCAAAGGCTGCAAAGTTCGGTTACACGGTAACAAATCCACAATTAGTTTCAACTCGTCCTATTGATATGCCTAATCAAGGATTCTTACCTAAAAACGATTAAAAAATGGCAGAAGCACTATTTATCACACGCGATGACATCGTACGTTACACGGCTTTAAATGGCAACGTAGACACGGACAAGTTCATTCAGTTTATCAAGATAGCTCAAGATATTCACATACAGAATTACTTAGGTACAAAGCTATTCCAAAAGCTACAAGCGGATGTTATCGCAGGAACTCTTGCGGGTAACTATCAGACGTTAGTTGTTACATACGTTAAGCCGATGTTGATACACTGGGGAATGGTAGAATATTTGCCTTTCGCAGCATATACAATCGCAAACAAAGGAGTTTACAAACACTCGTCTGAGAACTCAGAAAACGTAGACAAAAACGAAGTAGACTATTTACTAGAAAAGGAAAGAAGCATTGCTCAGAACTACACACAGAGGTTTATTGACTATATGGCATTTAACCAACCTTTGTTTCCAGAGTATCGTTCCAATCAGAACAACGACATCTTTCCTGATTCAATGAATAATTATGTATCTTGGTATATATGAGAAAACGGATTAAGCTAGGTAATTACAAACCTAAAGAAACTAATGTAGAGAAGCTTCGTGTTTTTCTAGCTAAACTAAACACACAACAAAATGGCAAATAGTAACGGATGGGGAGATGGTGCTGCCAACAACGCAATAGGTTGGGGACAAGGTGCAAACAATTCAATAAGTTGGGGTAAGTCACATTCATTGTCTAACGCAGGTTTAACTGACATCGTAGGACTTACAACAGACGCAGACGCACAGGCGTTTATTACTGCTGCTGCAATTACAGACGCTACTCAACAAAGTGCAATTGATACACTTGTGAAAGGTTTAAAGACAGACGGAGTTTGGACAAAGATGAAAGCAATCTACCCGTTTGTTGGTGGAACTGCATCAACTCACAAATGGAACTTAAAAGACCCTAGAGATTTAGACGCTGCGTTTAGATTAGTATTCAACGGAGGATGGACGCATTCAAGTACAGGTGCTACTCCTAATGGAACTAATGGTTATGCTGATACGAAGTTAATGCCTTCGTCCGTGTTATCATCAGGTGGTCATTTTAGTTACTACTCAAGAACAGATAAGAATAATATTGTTTTAGAACAAATAGGTGGGAATAGTTCCAATGGTCATATTGCTTTAGTTCCAAGATATTTGGATAGTGTTTATTATAGTTTTCAAAGTGCAGCTGAAACACAAATTACAACAATTGCAAATTCCTTAAACTTACACATAAACAACAGAAATGGAGGGAATCAACAATTTCATAAAAGTGGCGTAAAATTAAGTGATGTTACTGTAAATGCAAGTCCTATGCCTACGGTAAATATTTATTTAGGTACAATAAATAACAATGGAACTCCTTTATATTTTAGTTCAATGCAAACTGCATTCTCTTCAATCGGTGACGGACTTACAGACACGGACGCATCAAACCTATACACACGAGTTCAAGCATTCCAAACTGCATTATCTAGACAAGTATGAAACTAGCAGACATAACAACAGAGGACAAGACTACATTAGTAGCATTGTTGACAGAAGTAGAAAAAGACGAACTACTAGGAGTATTTTACGCTCCTGATTCTATTTACAATCCTATTCAAGATTTTTACAACGATTGGATAATCTCACTAGAAGAAGTTCAAGACACAATTAATCCTGATACGATGTGGGTAAAAGACCTCAACATTATTGAGTACAAACCGAAACCAACTCCATCTCCGTTTTAATGAAAACTAAACTCTCTCTCCTCGTTTTTTCGGTGCTTACAATTCTTACCCCTGTTAAACCTTTAGTAATCATTGCAGTTTTATCTATTATTTTAGATACGTGTTTTGGTATCTGGCGTTCAGTTAAAAAAGGAGGATGGAAGTCCATTCGCTCTCGTAGACTATCTCACACCATCTCTAAGACACTTTTGTACAGTGGAGCAATCGTTTTTGTGTTCCTGTTAGAAAAGTACGTTGTAGCCGATATTTTAGGACACTTCATTGCAATTGAATTATTGTTAACAAAAGCGTTTACTTTCTTCTGCGTTTACACGGAAATAAAAAGCATCAATGAAAGTTACTTCTCAGTTACAGGAGTTAATGTATGGGATAAGTTCAAATCATTTGCAAAAAGAAGTAAAGAAACCTTAGACGATTTAAAATGACA